GAATTTTATATTTCGGTAGAAAAATATGGCACTGCGATTTACAGTATTATATAGACGCAAGGAATTATGGCCTGGGAAAAAGGAAATCAAAAAGAGAGAATAAGCAAAACTCGCGACATAAACAAGCAGCTCTTAGCTGGTGATCTAGGCTTTCTTGAAGAAAAAGAAGCTAAAATTCTTTTTTATAAATTTCTTCGAGAAAATACAACCTTTGCTGTAGATTTATTAATGGGGATAAAGCTTTTTCCGTTTCAACATATGGCCGTAAAGGCAATGTTTCAAACAGACTACTTTATGGGTGTATGGTCAAGAGGAATGTCCAAATCTTTTACGACTGGCATTTACGCGATGTTGGAGGCAGTTTTAAATCAAGGGGTTGAGATTGGAATATTGTCTAAGTCTTTCAGGCAAGCAAAAATGATCTTCAAAAAAATAGAAGATATTGCCGCAAAACCTGAAGCCGCTTTATTTGCTCAGTGCATTACCAAGAAGACTAAAAGCAACGATGAGTGGCTCATGGAAATAGGTAGATCAAGAATCAGGGCGCTACCATTGGGTGATGGAGAAAAGCTTCGTGGTTTTCGTTTTCATAGAATTATTATTGACGAGTTTGCGCTTATGCCAGAAAGAATTTATAATGAAGTCATAATTCCTTTCTTATCGGTGGTTGAGAACCCAACACAGCGAGAAGATTTATACAACCTCGAAACAAAAATGATTGAGCAGGGTAAAATGACCGAGGAAGAAAGATATGTTTGGACTAATAATAAGCTTATAGCTTTATCATCTGCTTCGTATAAATTTGAGTATATGTACAAACTGTATACTCAATTTGAAAATTTAATATATAATCAAGCTGAAGGTGATACTTCTCACCGAGCAATTATGAAGTTTTCATATGACTGTGCGCCCAAGCAGCTTTACGATCAGAATTTACTAAACCAGGCCAAGTCCTCAATGAGCCAAAGTCAATTCGATCGAGAATTCGGGGCGGTATTTACAGATGATAGTAGTGGATATTTCAAGATATCAAAAATGGCGGAATGTACGATACCCGACGGCGAGCATCCGTCTGTTGAAGTTTCTGGCGAAGCGGGAGCAGAATATTTAGTTTCCTTTGATCCCAGCTGGGCGGAAAGCGAAAGCTCGGACGACTTTGCGATTCAAGTTTTTAAACTTAACAGCGAAAAGCAAACAGGAACCGTGGTACACGGTTATGCTCTCGCTGGGGCCAATATGAAAGAACATATAAAATATTTTTCTTATATTTTGCAAGCATTTAATGTTGTTATGGTCATTGGAGATTATGCGGGCGGAGTCCAGTTTTTAAGCGCTTGTAATGAAAGCGAAATATTTAAAAAAGATAATCTAAAATTAAAAACAATTGAAGTTGATTTTGAAAAACCAGAAGCATATAACGCTGACTTACAAAAAGCGCGGAACGAATATAATAAAACCGAAAAGAAAATTTGTTATTTAAGGAAGCCCACAAGCAACTGGATAAGACAGGCTAACGAATTATTGCAATCTAATTTTGATCACAAGAGAATCTTTTTCGGATCGAGGGCTATTGATGACGCATATCAAACACAAAGACGAAAACAAATTCCGATTGAAAATTTAAAATATTTAAAAGGTAGTGAAATGTTAAGCGGAAAAATGACAAAGGAGGCGAAAATGATTGATTTTGTTGAACATCATGTTGAACATCAAAGCGATATGCTAGAACTCATAAAAGTAGAATGTGCGCTTATACAAATAACAACTACAACTCAGGGCACGCAAACTTTCGATCTTCCTCCAAATTTAAGAAGACAATCTGGACGAGATAAAGCTAGAAAAGATAGTTATTCAGCATTAGTATTAGGTAATTGGATGATTAAGAGGTATTTTGATATTATGAATTTTAAACCGCAAGAAATTGAGGTAACTTTTACACCAATGTTCATTAATTAAAGTAACTTTTTAAACTTTTAAAAGTAACTTTGACAACTTTTGTGTAATTAAAACAAATGGCCACAAAAAGAAAATATAATAAGAAATCGGAATATTGGAACAAGTTCTCAAAAGGCCAATCAATAGAGGAAACTTTGGCGACAAATCCATTATTTCAAAATAGCACATATACTCCGAGCTTAGAAGGTGAAGCTTATTTTAATTCCGTAGCCGAGGCTACATCTCGTACGCCAGGTGCTTCCTACAGGGGAACTAGAACAAGGTCCAACAGAATTCATAAAGTTGTTCAAAGGGATAAGTACGCAAATATTAGAGAGGGGCTGCTGCCTTTCGATTATGCGGCTAATGGTATAAATGTTCGAGATACAATAGAGCTTTGTCAAAAAGCTTATTCAAATATTGCTATTTTTAGAAATGCGATAGACATCATGGCTGAATTTGCTAATTCTGAGATATTTCTTGACGGGGGAAGCAGAAAGTCAAGAGATTTTATCGAGGCTTGGTTTAGGAAGATTAAGCTGTGGAAGCTGAGGGATCAATATTTTCGAGAGTATTATAGATCTGGAAATATTTTCTTTTATAAAATTGATGGAAAGTTTAATACAGACGACTTCATTAAAATGACAAAAACTTATGGAGCTGTTTCTGTCAATAAGCTGCCTATTCGATATATTCTTTTAAATCCGTTCGATATTATTGCTCACAGGACAACTGGATTTGAAACAACTGGCGTATACGCAAAAGTTTTAAGCGAATATGAAATTGAGAGGCTTAAAAATCCTAAAAACGATTATGACAGGGAAGTCTACAAAGGGTTGCCAGATAATATCAAAGAAAATTTCAAAATGAATGGATATCAGCCCGACGGAGCGAAAATCAAACTTGAACCAGAGAGGCTTAGATATTCCTTTTATAAAAAACAAGATTATGAGCCCTTCGCTGTTCCGTTTGGCTTTTCTGTTTTGGGAGATATAAACATGAAGCTTGAATTCAAAAAAATTGATCAAGCAATTGTTAGAACTATTGAAAATGTTATACTCTTGATAAGTATGGGCAATGAGCCGAACAAGGGGGGAATTAACCATAATAATCTGGCGGCGATGCAAGAGCTTTTTAGAAACGAGAGCGTTGGCAGGGTTCTGGTTTCTGACTACACAACCAAGGCGGAATTTGTTATTCCTGATATGAATAAAATCTTGGGGTACGAAAAATATCGAATCGTTAATGAAGATATCAAAGAGGGATTGCAAAATATTATCGTGGGCAGCGAAAAATATAGCAATACTGCAGTAAAGGCTGAAATATTTCTAGAAAGACTTAAAGAGTCGAGGCAGGGGTTCTTAAATGATTTCCTACAACCAGAAATTAAACAGGTTTGTAAAAATATGGGATTTAGAAATTATCCTACAGCTAGGTTTAAGGAGGTTGACACCAAGGACTCCACTCAGATGCAAAGAGTAGCCACAAGGCTTATGGAGTTAGGCCTTATAACTCCTGAGCAGGGAATGGATGTTATTAACAAGGGAGTTTTCCCAGAAGCCGAACATATAGGCAAATCGCAAGATAAATTTATCGAGGAGCGCAAAAAGGGATATTATAATCCGATTGTTGGGGGAGTTCCAATGGTTGGCGTCGACGAGGACGAGGAGGAGGAAGAGCAGGAAGTGCAAAAAGTTCCTGGCTTACCAGGAAGACCGCGCGGCACCAACGGTATCCCACAGGAAGTTTCTAGGGCAAGTATATCGGCAGAAAATGTTACTCAAGTGATCAAGGCTTCCGAGGATTTACAGAACTTTTGTAAAAAGGCGGCAAGAAAACATTTCAAGATCAAAAGATTGAATAAAAATCAAAATCAAATGATCGATGATCTCTGCAAAAAGGTGGTAATCGCTAAGGATATTAAAGATTGGAAGGTCGCGGCAGAGAACTGCGTAAAAGACAACAAAAATATATTAAATCTAGATTTATCCAAGGGGGTAGAAAAAACTGCAAGCGATCACAAGTTAACAGACTACACCGCAGCAATCGTCTATCATTCAAAAAAATTCTCAAATCGATAAAAAACGTGTAATAACTTTATAGTTCGAACACTTTATCGATAAAATATGGTTCCATACTATAAATATAAAACAGCCTTTTTGCAGCCAATTCTTGCATCCGCAGATATTGATCAAGAAGATATTAAAATTTCAAAAGCTTCATTGGATGACTTAAAGAATTTGATGCCAGAATCAGTTGATTTGGATAAAAACATTGATTTGATTGGTGTCGCTTTTAATGCAGCGGTAGTTAATAAGTTTAATAAAAATCATGACGGCATCTCTACCGAAACAGCCTTTGCGGTCAAGGATTATTTTGTCCACAAGCCCACGAATATAGAACATAAAAAACAAAGAATAGTGGGCCACATTGTTTCGGCTGGATTTTCTGGTTATGGGGATAACGAATTACTAGACGAGGAAACCATGGAGGATTATAAGGATCCCTTTAATATTTCTCTTGGGGCAGTGGTTTATCGCATGGTTGACAAAAAATTTGCGGAATTATTGAATCAATCAGTTGACCCAGAAAGCTCAATGTACAACCAAGTCTCTGCTAGTTGGGAAATTGGTTTTAATGATTATCAAATTGCACTCGGTAGTGAGAATTTAATAGAGGCAGAGATCATAACTGACCAAAAACAAATTGAAGAGCTCTCTAAATATCTTAAGGCGTCCGACGGCTCTGGAAAAATGAAAGATGGAACGATTGTTCGAAGATTAGTTGTCGGGGATGTTTATCCATTGGGGATTGGGTTTACTGCAAACCCAGCCGCAGACGTTGAAGGAGTGGTACTCACACAGCAAAATGACGAGTTCGAGGCTTCTGATCGCAGAGATTTGGCCACAGATATTGATGAAAGAACAAAGAGAATTTTAAAAAATATTTTAAATTTTAAAAATAATATTTCACAAAGTGTAAAAAACACTGTAAAATCTGAAAGAGAAAGTAATTCTAATATTATGAACACTAACCAATTAGTTCAAGAAATTAAATCTGTGCTCGATGAAAAGCTTTCTTCTGAGAAAATGTCGAAAGACACGTTTACTGAGGAGTCTGTCGCTTCAATTTCTGATATCGTGAATCAAGCTATTCGCGAAAAGAATGAGGAGTACAAAAAGGATCTCTCAAGCGCAAAAGAAGAAAAAGCCAAAGTCGAGGCTCAGCACCAAGAGCTTACTGCTTCCGTTGAAGAAATGAAACAGAAGTTGGAGGCGGCTGAAGAAAAGATTCGTCAGTTCAAAGACGAGCAGACTCGCCAACAGGCGCTCGCTCGTTTTAATGCTCGCATGGAAGCTGTTGAGCAGGATTATGAGCTGAGTGAGGCTGATTTGAAGATTGTCGCATCTGAAGTTAAGGAATTAACTGAAACAGATGAGACGTTCACTTCTTATCAGGAGAAGTTGGCCGTGGTCTTCGCTCATAAGAGCAAAGAGCATTTAAAGGTCGAAAAAGAGAAATTTAACAGCGCGGTCGCTTCGGCGGTTGAAAAACGTATCACTGATATGAAAGAAACCAAAGCTTCTGACGGCGGACCTTCTGACGAAAAGAAAGAGGACGAGACCGAGGCTGACAAAAAAGAAAATTTAGAGGAAGCTTTGGAGGAGGCGGAACAGGTCACACCTGAAATCTCCAACACTAATGAAGCATCTTCTGGCGAAACGGAAACCCTGAGAACTAAGTTCCAGTCAGCGTTTAGCAAAGAAAACATCAACATAACATATTAATACAAGCATTATGGCAAATAGACTATTACCATTCAGACAATATGACGAAAACGATGTTATCAACTTGTTCGCTAATGTCACGGCCGATGATAAGCCTGACACCAATGGAGCGGGTAGTGCAGGAGTTTTCGTAAGTATCAACAATGGGGATTTCAGTAATGACCCCGTTGTTTATAAAGATCATGACTTAGGGGCAACCTATAGTCACACTAAGAACCAATACCCAACTGTGCCAATGAAGGTGACCGCAGCTACTGTGGGCGCTTTGGCTGGAACGGTTATTGGTGTTACGTTGAAGCAAACACTCGTAAATGACGAGAATAGTGAGAGACTTCTCTACAATCCCGTTAAAAAGGATGAGCTTCAAGCCGTACTCTCTGGCCAGGCAGTGCCTGTTGCCACGAGGGGTATTTTTACTTTAACTTCAGACGCATTTGACGCTGCGGCCGACGGAACAAACTCTTGTGTTCCTGGTTATGCGGCCGTCATTTCGCCTGGTACTGCTGGCAAGGTAAGCGGGGTCGCTTTCTCTTCTCTGTGGGCGTTCAGTCAAACTCTCGGAAGTAATGTTCCGACTGGTGTTGAGCACATTACAGAGGGCGGAACAGTGATCAAGTATACGCCAAGTCACGTTGTTGGTACCTGGATTGGTACTGGAACGAGAACGTCAGTTGGGCCCATCACGGATGCGTACGCGGGATTCTATTCCGTGCTTAAGTTAAATCTCTAATCTTAGAAACCAGAAAGGAATCAAGAAAATGAATATTACCTTAAAAAGAACTCCAGAACAGATTGAGTTGATTCAAGCAATGGGCTCTAAGAACAGAGACACTGCTTATGAAGCTCAAGTAGCATTGGCCGAATTTATTGGCCCAGTTATTAACGAAGTGGTTAACAACGCTCCCACGTTGAGCAATTTGTTTACCCCGCTTCAGTTTAATGCTGATGACAATCCTAGCATTCCGCTAGATATCTATTACGATGTGTCCGATGAGGATTACATTAACGTTTACAGCACTCATGCTCCAGGTGGTCTTCCGACCAACCAGGTGACTCCTACTCACAGTGAGATGAAGATTATGACATACAAACTCGACACAGCCGTTTCTTTTGACAAGAAATACGCTTCTCGTTCGAGATTGGATGTTGTGAGCAAGTCTTTTACTCGTGCGGCGCAGGAAATCCTGTTAAAACAGGAGAGAACATCTGGCAACTTGTTGTTAGGTGCTTTGGCGGCTGGAACAACAACCGTTAACGGTTCCTCTAAGAAGCATACATTTCAATCAAACCAAGATGAGAGGTTCATGTTGGATGACTTGAACGCAATGCTGACTCTAGCCAAGAGGATTCGTCCTTCTTGGGCTGGCGGAACCCCAGTCGGCGGAAACGCTGGCCTTACGGACCTCATTGTTTCTCCTGAAACTGTTGAGGATCTTCGTGAGATGGCTTATAACCCGATCAACACGAGAGATGCCAATGGGTCCGTTGCAACTGCTGGGGACAATCTAGTGGCTGCTCCTGATTCGGTTCGTGCTCCGATGTTCCAGAGTGCTGGAATTCCTGAATTCTATGGTGTTAGCATCATGGAGGTTCACGAGTTTGGCCCGAATAGCAAATTCCAGAAAATCTGGAATGTGTTGGATAGCTCGAGCGTTGACAACAACCCGAATGGTGGGAAAACCGCCGCAACGGTTGATGACGGAGATGACCTTGTTTTGGGTATTGATCGTAGTCGTGACGCATTCATTCGCGCGGTTGCAGTTGATTCTGAGACTGGCTCAGAGTTTACTCTTGTGGCCGATGACCAGTACAGCGTTCGCCAGGCGAAAGTTGGATGGTTTGGTTCTATCGAAGAGGGCAGGGTTGTCCTTGACGACAGGGCGCTGGTTGCTGTCGCGATCTCTAAAGCTTAATACCGTCGGAGAACATTATCTTCAAACCCACTCCTTCGGGAGTGGGTTTTTTTATTTCTATATTAACCCCTAAAAGTGTAATTCCCAATAGAAATTAAAGGTGTAAGGTTATAATATATACTATCATGAGAAAATCAACAAAAGCAAAAAAAGTTGGGCCAAAAACCAAAAAGACAGCCGCAGCCAAAAAACAGGATAGCCTTAACAATCTAAACCTCGTAGACGGCAGATTGGATTCGGATATTAGCAAGGTGAGGGAACTCGAGGAAATTCTTGGCGTAGACCAAATGAATATCTTTAGAACCAACAACCTCGAAGTCTTTAAGGAAAATCTCGCAGAGATGACCTTAACTGACTTGCAAACATTAGCCGCAGACGCAGGCATTTTTCCTGGAGGAAACAAGATGGCGTTAAAAAGCAGGCTAGCTAAGGAGTTTTTAAGTCAAACAAAAGGAAGCAGAGCCGCCATGGGCCCACAAAGACCGATTGTTGATCCAGGAGATCCTAGATTTGAAAAGCTTAAAAAGTTAATGTCTGAAGGCTTGTAATGAACAATGATTTTGAGATTTTGGCCAATACTGTGTTTGTCAACGAATTTGACAGCGACACAAACATGGCTACACTCAGTCAAATATCTGGCTGGTTTGAGAATAACATTGGCGAGTTAAATACTGTAATCTTCACGTCTTTTAGCGGTTCTGGTGATCCTGGCTCAGACGTAGTTAGAATTCTTCCCCCTGGCTCTTTCGGAACAGAAGAAAGCGGTGTATTTAAACAATTATATTTAAAGCACTTTTACAAAAAGAAAGCTAGAAATGTTTTAAAAAATATAGACAGTAGTGTCGATTTTATTACTTTGCGTGAAGGAGATTCCCTTATCACGCGTACAAACAAAAACGAAATTGCGAAAACCTATAGAGGGTTTGCGAAGGATGCAGTAGAAGAGCTCGAAAAATTAGTTTATGCTTATAATTTCTACCAAGCAAAACCGAGACAAGTAGCTGGAAGCGAAGTTAGGTCTGAACCTGTTACTGGCAATGGTGCGGTTTAGTCCCCTACGGCCCCAGCAAGCCCACTAAACAAAAATCCCTTAGAGGTACTGCACTCGAAGGAAAAAGTTGCGTTAAAGAGCATGTCAGAGCCAATAGACTCTGATATGGACTGGGATTCAATCTTTGCGTCTTGTATTTTAGCAGAAATAGTGTGAGTTTTATTGGTGCTAGAGTCAGAGGTGTTGAATCTTATTTCCATTTGGTAAACATCGTCATCAGAAAATATCTTATCAGATACCCCAGATACTGGGTAAGTGGCGACAGCCGAAACACTTAATTGACCAAGAGACGGATATTCTGCCTTTCTGTCATAAACATATTTTGACCCGAGTCCATACAAATCAGTTCGATTGATGGGTATGTCAATGGAAATATCCTGTACGTTCATTTTATTATCTCCACTAAGTTTAATTCCTCCAATGTTTGGATTTGATAAAAACAATTCTATATCACCAGGCTTCAGATAATGTATATCTCCGCTGTTGTAAATTCCGCCGTCGGCAATTGTCCCCTGTCTTACGACATATCCGTAATTATCAAAATCAGACGCAAGTGTTCCGTTTTGTCTGTCTATTGCTGGAATAAGTCCAGAGGCGTATATATTGCCTTGCCCTGGTCGATATGTGCCGCTGCTTGGCTGATCAAATCTTACGTTTGAAGCGG